CGAGTGGGGTGGAGAGGAGCGGGTTGCGGTCGCAGTCCCCGGCGCCCCACAGCGGCGCGGCCCGGGTGCCGCCGGCAATCGTCAGGCTGGTGTTGGCGACCGAGCCGGTCGCCGCCTGGGAGAGCGTGATCGTTGCCCCGGTGAACGTGACCGGGACGTTTATCGGGGCGGCATTGAGGGACACCGCCGAGAGGTTGGCGGTGAGCGTGTTGACCGTGATCGAGACGCCGTTTGCCGTGGCCCCGGCCGGTTGGCTCAGCGTCACGCCGAGGCTGGAGAACGTCAGGAGGTTGAAGTTCACCGTCGTCGTGGCGGCGTTGTTGAGGACGACGGAGCCGCCCGAGAAGGTGATCGCGTTGGCGACGATGGTGTGGTCGGCGGGGGTGCTTATCGTCACCTGCGTCGGGCTGTCCACGGAGACGATGATCGTGGTCTGGGCAAAGATCCCCGTGCTGATCGGGGGGATGCCAAACCCGATCACTTTCTGCCCGGCGAGCAGTCCCGCGGTCGATGCGAGGTTGATGATGACGGCGGAGCCGCTGGTAATGTCGCCCGTCGTGTTCAGGGTGAACAGCGTCGCGGAAACGACGGTCGTCGCGGCCGGAATGCCGAACCCCGTGACATTCTGGTTCGCGACGATGCCGTCGATGGAATCCACCTGGATCGTCGTCGTGCCGTTGAGGCTCGCGAGCACCTGAAAGGAGATCGCCACGACGGCGGCGACCTCGGTATTCGCCGGGATGCTGCCGCCCGAGATCGGGTCGCCGATGATCGGGAAGTCGGCGTTGCCGCTGGCGTAGACGAGGTTGTCAACGGTCGTGTTGGAGTGCGTGCTGCCGGTCCACACGCCAGCCGCCGTCGTGATCGAGGAGACGGTCGTGCCGAACGGGATGTCGAGCCCCGCCACGTCCTGCCCGACCGCGATGCCGAGGGACGACCCGAAATGGGTCAGCGTGTTGAGGTTGAGGAGGGCCGTCGTCGTCAGCACGAACTCGGTGGTGGCGGCGACGTTGGTGTTGGCCGGAATGTTCGCCCCGGTGATCGACATGCCCACCTGCACGCCGAGGACCGAGGGGTTGCCGTCGATGAGGGTCGAGGTGTGGGTGTTACCGAGCACGACCTCGCTGAAGCCCGAAACGTCGAACCAGCCGAACTTGATCGCGCCGCCGGGGAAGCCCGGGTGCGTGACGATGACGCGCGGCGAGACCTGCGCCATGATCGGCGGCACCCAGTCACCCGAACTCGGCTGCGTCGTCGGCGTGTTGGCGTTGGTGACCCCGGCCACCGGCAGGAAGACGCCGTTCGCCAAATCATAGCAGTAGGGTTCGTCCTTCCCGGCAAAGCGGGTCGAGGCGATCATGCCGTATTCGAGGTCGCCGACCGTCAGCATCGCCTGCACGTCGCCCGGCCCGGTCGGGGCGTTGACGCCGGTGAAGCTGGTCTCGATCTGGGCGGCCGGCCGCGGCACGTAGATGCCGGCGGTCGAGGGGTCGGGGATCAGGTTGATGAGTTGCTGCTGCGCGCCCGGGAACGAGTTGGTGCCGTCGCTTGCGTCAGTGAGACCGCGCGGCACCCATTTCGTCGGTACGGAATTGGGGATCGGCACCGATCACCAGCCCGAAGCCTTCGTGATGCGCAGCGCCCGCCCCGAGCCGTTGCCGTAGCGCCGCGCGTCCATCTGCACCGTCTGCGCCCGGTTCCGCGTGTCGTCCACCATGCTCTTATATTTGCCCAGCGTATGCTCGGCGCTCGCGTCAAACTCCGCCCTGCGGGTGTCGCCGGTGATCGGCATCATCAACGCCGCCAACTTCTCGATGAGGTAGTCCTCGTCGGGAAACCAGGGATAGCGCGAGGTGTCGAAGATGTCGGGCATCATGCGCTGATAGCGGATCGAGACCGGGTACGGGCCGACCGGGGCGGGGTAGACATAGGCCACCGGCGCGATCCCGAAGAAGACGCTGGCGGTCGTGCTGGTCCCCGTCGCCGGCAGGCTCAGCGTGATGTTCGAGCCCGAGACCGTGATCGTCGTCCCCGGCTGCACCCCCTCGCCCGCCATCGAGAGCCCGTTATAGAGGCCGCTGCTGACGCCGACCGTGCCGGCGGTGCTGCCCGCACTGAGGCTTGCCGTCGTCGCGAGGATGATGCGCTGCGTCAGCGGGCCGCCCATGTCGGTCGCGATGACGCTGGGCAGCCCTTGCGCGTCGAGCTGCGGGTACTGGTCGAACTCGCCGAGGTCGATGGGAACGAGCGGCATCGGCTGACCGCTTGGAAAGGTCGGCGCCGGGTAGAGGAACCACGCCGACTTGGTGACGCCCTCCGCGCCCGAGGAGCCCGAAGTGCGCAGGTAGTCGAGCGGCAGCGGATAGGGTCCGCTGCCAAAGAGGGTTGTCAGCGAGGGATTGAAATTGAACTGAAAGAGGCCGCGCGCCAGGGCGAAGTCCTCGTTCTGGCAGATCCCTCCGAGGACGATGTTGAGCCCGTCGAGGCCCTGGCTCGCCATGCCGGCGCCCTTGGCGATCTGGTTCGCCCGCGTGATGATCTGGCCTGCGGTGAGCACACTATTCCGCCTCGGCGGGCATTTCCTCGAAGATCACCCGCGTATTCACCCCTTCCGGGGCCAGACGCTGCAAGTGACCGATCTCGACATGGAGGATTCCGGTGATTTCCTCGGAGAATGGTGTGAGCGGCCGCACCTCGACCCACTCCTTTGTCTCGACATGCTGCGCTTCAAAGCGGATGCCGATATTGCCGCGCTTGCGCCGCACCTCGATCAAACAGGCGTGTGGATCATCGGCACTCATTCCGCCGCCTCGCGCTGGTCGTTGGCCGCGTCCGGGTAGAGTTCGGGCGGCTCCTCGCCGGCGATGACCGCTTCGAGGTAGGGGATCGCGGCCCGCGCCCCCTCGATCTGGCCGTTGATCTCCATGATGCGCTGATCGAACTGCGCCAGGGCGTTCACGTCCTGCGGCATCTCGACCGAGCCGCCGCGGCGCTGGATGACGCGCCCGGACATCTGCGCCTTGTGCCGGGCGCGGTCGATCTCGGCGGTCTTCAGCAGCTTGAGGTTTGCGGAGAGGCGCTGCTTTTCGAGCGGCAACTGCTCCATCGCCCGCTGACGGCGGGTCGCTTTGGCCACGATGTCAAGCTGGATGTTGAGGTCTTCGAGGGAAATGGTCGCATCGACCGCGATCCTGAAGCCGACGCCCAGGCCATCCGGCCCGATCGGCCCCTGAAACTCGATCTGCATCCCGGGCACCTCGGTCGCCCGCACCTCGATTGCCTTGTCCGTCATATCAATCCTGCTTTTTTGGCGGCAGCAACCGCGCTATCCGGTACCCCGATGAGCGAATCCCAAAAGGGGCCGAGTTCGCGATGCCATTCGCCGTTGCGGAAAACCTCGACATACCAGCCGGCGGGCAAGCGTCGCCATTCGCCATCAACTAACTCAAGGGGAGTGTCGTCGTGGTATTGGACGTCGCCCTCCCTCATGCGCGCGCTCCGTTGAGGTTGAATTTCACGTCGAGGGCGCCGGTCGAGACGCGGCGCAGTTCGTCCACCTGACCCCTGCCCTGGAAATCGAGTTCATGCTGCTTGGCCCGCCACCACTGCTCGCGGTAGCTGAGCCATTGACCGTAGGTTCTGGTCACCATCTGCCCATGATAGAGCAGCTCCCCGTCGATGCGGTAGCCCTCGTCGAGCAGGTTGCCCTTCGAGTCGCGCATCATCTCGACTTTCCAGGTCACCTTGCGGGCCAGCATCCGCTGCAGCGCGGCCGAGGCCGCGTCCTCCGGCGAGACGAGGCCGGCGTCGGTCTTCGCCATGCGGTCGGCCCGGGCGGTCGCCTGCTTCTTCGCGACCTCGCGCCTTGCCTCCTTGGCGGCCTTGACGCGCGCCGCCCAAATCGCCTCAAGCTGCGGGATGCTGCCGTCTTCCTCGGTCAGCAGCTCGCGCGTCTCGTCGTCGATCTCGGCGAGGAAACGCTCGAACGGGCTCGGCATCCCCACGGCCGGCGGCTCGCTGACGGCAACCTCGTCCTCGATCTCGACCACCTGCGGCGCGTCGCCCAGCGCGGGCATGACTTCCGGCGCCGGCTCCTCGGGAGCGGCGGCCCTTACCGCCAGCGCCTCGACGGCCTCACGCTTCTTGCGCGCCTTGGTTTCCTGCGCCTTCGCTCGGATTTCGGCTGTCCAGGCCATGAAAACTCCCTACGTGTGAACCCAGTTCGCGCCGGCGGCGGAGTATTTGGTGACGAGGATCACCCCGCCCCTCGCGTCGACCGCCACGATGTCGCCGTCGTATAGCTGCAGCGGCCCCCGATTGGGCACGTAGAGGAGGCCCTCGCGCACGAAGCCGCCTCCGCCGTCGATCTGCGCCTGCGGATGCCGGAGGTTCAGGTCGTTGAGGATCGCCGTGTTGATCGCACGGACATCGGCCTGCGCCATGTTGCTGTGCCAGACGGCTCCGGTCAGCGTCGTGGTCGCGGCGGTCCCTATGGTGATCGTCGCCACTTATGGGCTCCCGGTGTTCCAGGCGTTGATCTGCGCCAGCAGCGTCGGGGTAATCAGCGGCGTGCCGCTCGCCCCGGCCAGCGTCGCGACCGCGGCGGTCAGCGCCGTGTTGATGTTCGCCAGCGTGATCGCGCCCGCCGTTCCCGGCACCGCCTCCGCGTCCTGAAAGTACATGAACTGGTCGATCGGCATCATGATCGACACCTGCGACTGCCCCTGCCCGGGGTTGTTCGACTGGTTCTGCTGAACCTGCACCGCCGTCGTCCCGCCTTGCACCTGGGCAATGCGGAGTTCCAGCATGACGATTACGTTACCTGCGGCCATGTTGACCTCCTTACGGGATTACGTCCAAGTTCCGGTGTTGCTGGCGGTGGTCTCGATCCGCGCGAGATAGCGCTGGTCCTTGATGACCCACCCCTCGAAGACCTTCCAGCCGATCGAGCGGAGTTGATTGTGCGGGTCCGACTTGTCGGCTTCCATCAGACGGTTCCACGAAACCCCTTCGAGCTTCAGGCAGGCAAACGAATTTTTGCCGAAGACGAAGGTCGGGTAGACCGTGATGCCGGTGGTCGGCGCGGCCGGCGGGATCGCCATCGAGCCGAGGCCCGTGATGACGACGGCGGTGCCCGGCGCGATGCCGATGGCCTGGCCCGCGAACGGCCCGGTTTGAGGCCCCGAGGTCGTCAGGCCGAGGTTGGCAGGGGCCGCGCCCGAGCCGACGCCGACATAGACCGCGTAGGTGAAGCCCGGGGTCGAGGGCACCGTGACATTGATGCCGCCCGCGATGACCGCGATGTCGGCCGAGAGTTGGTAGATGCGGCTCTCGTAGAAATTCTGGATGTCCCAGCCGGTGACCTGGATCGTGTAGGTCGCCGTGGTCAGCGACCCGGTGCCCGGCGTCCCGTTGACCTGGGCGAATCCGGTAAAGGTCGGGATCATGTTGGA